CTACGAACGTAGGTGACATCACAGGAGTGACCGCAGGGAGCGGCATAACAGGCGGTGGGACTTCTGGGACGGTCACTATTAACCACGCTGACACATCCAGCCAAGCCTCAGTGAACAACTCTGGTGGCACTGTCATTCAGGACATTACGCTAGACACTTATGGGCATATCACAGGTATCGCTTCTGCTAACCTAGATGGTCGCTACTACCAAGAAGGTGGCACAAGTTATAGTGGGACGTATCCTCTACTTGCCCGAATAGGCGCACGAAACACGTATTCCAATGATGGCATTACGTTTACTGGCCTAACTAATACTCTCGCTGTTGCGGGTGACATTACTGTTTCAGGTAACCGTGTCTTCCACGATGGCTACCACCCCAACGCTGACAAGTGGACCACTGCACGTACCCTCTCCCTAAGTGGTGACGTATCAGGTTCTACATCATGGGATGGCTCAGGTAATGCCTCTATTAGTGTTACTGTAGCGGATGACAGCCATAACCATGTGTGGGGTAACATTGATGGTGCATCTGTTGGTGGTCTAGCAGGCCCACGATTCACTACACCTAGTGGTTACATTGAGTTTGGCCCTGCTAACACTACTTATGCACACATTTATACAGATCGTCCTGAGTTCTACTTTAATAAGCAACTGAAAGTTCTCGGCAATACAGTATGGAATGCTGGCAATGACGGCTCTGGCTCTGGCTTAGATGCTGACCTCTTGGATGGGCAACATGGTAGCTACTACTACCCTGCAAGCAACCCAAATGGCTACACGACCAACGTAGGCGACATCACTGGTGTAACTGCTGGTAACGGCCTGACAGGCGGTGGTGCATCTGGTTCTGTTACAATCTCCATGAGCGGTTCCTACACTGGTAACTTCACTGCTTCTGGCGATGTGACGGCATTCTCAGATGAACGCCTTAAATCAAACGTAAAGACTATTGACAGTGCTCTTGAAAAGGTGCAGAATCTCCGTGGTGTTACCTTTGATAAGGATGGCAGAGAAGGACTCGGTGTAATCGCACAGGAAGTCCAAGCCGTCATCCCTCAGGTGGTAATTGAGAATGAAGAATATCTGTCTGTAGCATACGGCAACATGGTAGGGCTTCTTATTGAAGCTATCAAAGAGCAGCAAGTACAGATTGAAGAGCTAAAGGCTAAGTTAGAATGAAGAACGACATGTTTAGTGCTAGTGAAAACGAGATTAGGTTCGGAGACTACACTAAGAATGTTAACTTTGACAAGTACGAACACCTGTTTGAGGTTGAAGAGTATTTCCTACAGGAGATGCAGAAGTACCCTACAAGCCCCTGCTATGACCTAGGTGCTTTTGAACATCCTTACTTTGACAATGTAAACTATACCAACTTCAGCGACTTCTTCATGATGCTCCCGCTGCAACCTGAGTTAACTCGCATCCAAGTTGAAGATGCACTGATATACGGCTCTGATGACTTCTCTGTAGACTTCTACAGTATATATGCTAAGCGGCTTAAAGAAGAAAATATCAATAAGTATAAGACCAGCACTAGGAGCAGCAGACCCAATAAGGCAGTCGTAGTACTACCAGGTAGCAATCAGTTTGACAAGATATGCATTAAGAAGCTGCAGTATATCCATCAAGAGCATGGTACTTTAGCTGTATTTAAACCTCACCCACTCACTGACTTTGCGGATATATCAAACACCGATCACTTCCATAACATCATTCATAGACATGCGAATATTGCAGATAAGGATGAGGATGTTTATGCTTATATCAAAGATGCTGATATAGTATATACTACTCACTGGAGTGAGACAGCATTTCACGCAGCCTGCTTAGGCAAGAAGATAGAGCCTATTGATCACTTTAAAGAGAAAGACTTTGGCTCCTTCTCGCACATAAATAGGCATCTGTTTGAGAGTCAAGATGTAGCATATGTAGTCAACAAGATGCTAAACGACTATAGAAGCGGTTTAGTCAATCCAAAGTATCAGGCGGACTGGAAAGAGCGTGTAGCTGCATACTTAGAGTACATACACAAGAAGAGAAATAGCTACCGATACAAATATGTATAAGGTGCTTAATCGTAGAGGCTGCATATATGGCACTTCAATCCAGTGGTTCTATATCACTTAGTCAGGTCGGCCTAGAGTTCAACAACTCTAATCCTATCAGCCTGTCTGAGTTTTATGGCTCTCCTGCTACTGTAGGTGGTACATTACCTGCGAGTGGTGCTATCTCGCTGTCAGACTTCTATGGAGCATCTAACACCTTCACAACAAGCGTGACTACCTCTTACGCTACATCCTACCCAACAGGTTTTGTGACATCTTACACTACATCCTTTGTTACATCCTACACAACGTCTTATGCCACATCCGTTCCAACCGCTGCGATTACACAATATACGACTGCTTACTATACGAACTACCTTACCTTTATAAAAGGTAGTATCTACCAGTATACTAAGCGTTTAACAGCCCGCACTACTTCTCGTGAGACATTAGGGACTACCTCAAGAACAACCTCTCATACCACAAGCTACAATAGCAGTAGACTTACGAGTAGATCAACCCTCATCCAAAGAGAACCGAAGCACGGTGGTAATTACTACAGAACAACATCCTATTACACAGCAGTACCCGTCTCAAGAACAACATCTTATGTAACTTCATTCGGTACACAGCTATACACAGCCAGGACAACCTCACACACAACTTCAAAGACAACTTCACAAACAACATCCAACACCACGTCTAAGACAACATCCAAGACAACATCCAAGACAACAAATCGCACTACAGCCTGGAGATAAACCCAAAGTATGGTACTTGCCTTTATCATTGGTTGTTTCTTCGGTATCATCTCAGGCTTAGTCCCAGGAATCACTCTTTTTGTTTCGCTTATTATGGCGTACCCGTTACTCCTCTCTATGTCTCCGATGGAGGTCATGGTGGTGTATATAACCATAGCAAGCATAAGTCAGTTCTTCGGTAGCGTCAGTGCAACATTATTCTCTGTACCTGGTTCCCTCACAAGTCTACCTGCTTTGTATGAAGGCCATGCCCTAACAAAGAATAATCAGGGTGGTGAGGCAATTATGTACTCAGCAATAGGCAGCTTTATCGGTAGTGTGTCAGCTGTTGCTATCAGCCTCCTGCTCATTAGCAATATAGTAGTTATATACTCTCTATTCACAACAGAGCTTAGGTCATTACTACTACTGCTGACTCTACTGTTGTTTGTCTTCATCGGCAGGAATCGCTGGTACATAAACGTCCTTATGATTCTTGCGGGTATGGGTCTTGGCCTTATTGGCTACGACATGTCCAGTAACACAGATGTACTTACTTTTGGTAATGCTTATCTGTATGGCGGTCTACCTACCATCTCAGTTGTACTGGCACTCTTCATTCTTCCTCTCATTGTATCTTACATAAAGCCAAACAATAAGATAGACTTCATCAAGTTGTCACTACAGGGATACAAAGATACCCTAAAGGATATGGCCTCTAAGAAGTATACCCTCATCAGAGGTGTTGTAATAGGTTACCTTGTTGGCTTTATCCCAGGCTTAACCTTTCATGTAGGTACAACTCTAGCATACTACACAGAGAAGCGCCTCACAAAGAACTATAAGCAGGGCAACTTAAACTGCCTCTTAGCTGCAGAGACCGCAAACAACACAGGTGTTTTCACTCAGATACTACCTCTACTACTGATAGGCATACCCATAACGAACTCACAGGCATTCATATACGACATACTGCTAGCTAAGGGTATGACAATGGATGTAGAGTCTCTGTATAACCTGCTTATAGCTGTCATTGTAGCATACGTCTTGAGTGCGGTAGTGGGCGTGTATACTGCAGGTAAGTACGTCAACTGGGTGAGTGTAGTGGCTGGTTTAGACTTCAATAAGATTTACTACTTTGTCATCATTTTACTTTTAGGTGTTGCGTTTTATGCAGGGAGTATGTATTATCAGGGGTGGTACTACTTGTTAGCGCTCCTGGCGTTATTACCCTTTGGATTACTGCTGAAGAAGTATGATACTATGGTACTTGTATTCACGTTCATGTTACATGATATCTTCATCAGCACATTCAAGACTCTCTTTCAACTACACGGAACCCTACTATGAAATCTCTCTACGTTATCCTGCTCTCTCTTGTTGCTACTGCCTCTCAGGCTGCACCTATTGATGTAATTACCTCCCACAAGGTCGGGGGTAGTTTCTACAGAGCTAGTGCCAGCCTGCATGACCACAACCCCAGCGCCTTCAATGAAGTACGAGCTATGGGTAGCTGCTCAGAGGTGTTTACTACGCTTAAGAATACAGACAAGCCTACCATCGCTATCTGGGATTACTTGAGTTATGAGCTTGCTGCAAACCCAGCTTGTAAGTTCGAGGAAGATACATTTATCACTACCTATGTGTCTAACTACTATAGCATCTGCTCCATTGACGCTAAGTATGACCTGGACTACCTCCTGAATAACTCTGTTAAGATGGGTGTAGCAGACTGGTATACTACAAAGGAAGCTGCCTCTCAGACACTCAAAGGTATTGGTAGCCCCTCAGACATCGTTGCCTATGGTACGTACAAGGACTATACTCTTGCCCTAGAGATTGGTGAAGTAGAATACATCTACACGCACAAACCTACTGACAAGATGACCTGCGTACTGTCCAATGACCCTACATCTGCTGTAAAGCACACAGGTGATCTATATGACCACCCCTTTGCACAGTTCAGCAACAACATTGGTATCCTCGGTGTTAACGTAGATAAGGACGAAGTACAGAGCCTTATCATTGATGCAGGTACAAATAGCGACATGGTTAAGTCCTCCTCAACATACAAGAACTCCTTTGCTAAGCTGTTCCGTGGTGAGCAATTAAACTTCTATAAACGTCTACTTGCTGTGTTTGAATGATTCCTTTTCATTGGAAAGTCGGAGACGACATATACTACAACGACATTGCCGCCTACAAAGCGGCAACGTCAACCAATACACACCCTGAGTTTGTAGTATCAACTATATCAGATGGGCCTAAGTGGAGGAGTGAGCCTCCCAAATCTGTCTACACTTACATGGACGCTGTTAGCCGACACATAGCCAGCAAGTACGAAAGGATAAACCTTATGTACAGTGGCGGTACAGATAGCCACACCATACTTGAGTCTTTTATACGGTGCGGCATTAAGAATGTAAACTTAATAATGTACAACACGGAAGAGCATCGTGACGATCCAGATCGTATGTATATAAATAGCTGGACAACAGATACACTTAAGAGTAATTACAAATCTATCTTTACTGAACTGGGTTATACCTTTAATGACCACACCACACATGATAGTATGTGGCGCTCCCTCACTAAAGATGAATTATCTGACGTTATGCATAATTACATCGGCAGCTGGAATATTGCAGTTCGTCTTGTATATGGTTCTGCTAGACACCCTAAAGAGTTGAAAATACTTGACCACCGTAAGACAGCAGTTGTCTGGGGTTATGAGAAACCCTTGATCACGATAAGAGATGGCTGGTGGTGTTGGTATTCCAGAGACAGTATAGCTGATTACCTTGATATGGGTTCTGATGCAGATGTAGATAATGTCTTCTTTTACTACAGTGATGCCGTACCTGAACTCCAGATTAAGCTTGCTTGGCTGAGAATGAAAGAATTAGCAGCTATCTTAAGTGAGTTCAACGTACCCTTGACAGATGCTAACTTAGAATTTATGCAGAGTCCTGCTCGCAAGTATAGTATCTACAGTAGGTTAAACCGTGCCTGTGGTTACAGAGGCCTCAACATGAGACTAGACTCCGCTGACTCAAAGATAAGCCCTCACAAGATTAGAAGCCATGAGAACGGCTTAAAATCTTCTACTGATAGAGGTCATTTAGCCATGCTGGAGGACTTTAAGAAGCAGCAGCTGCCTTTTGTTAATACTGAGTATTATAACTTTGATGCTGGTACTTTTGTTGGCCTGAAGACACGACTCATAAGACTGAAGGAGGTTACTTAATGCTTGGATTTACTGCATTCTCTGAAGCCCCGCTAGGACAGGCTGCTACAGCGCTTGTGGCTATTGCTATTATGGCTGCTGTTACTTCTGTAGGCTCTGTGGATGTAGTAGTCACAGAAGCTAAAGCTAATGCATTTAAACAGGCTGTTGTATCCTCTTTTATTGCAGGTAACATCGAATTTGATGCAAAAGCTACTACAGATGTAGTGGGTACGGCCTCTTCAACAGGCATTAGTAGCCTAGCTTCTCTACATGCAGATGCTAATATAACACCTTCTTCTGTAGTTTCTACTTTTACCGCCTACCCTTTCTTTGATGTAGATGCCCAGGCAACTATTGTACCTACGGGTGCTTCTATATTAGGACTTGTTGTACCTTTTAGTGATGTAGATGCTCAAGCCACCACTCCTGTCAGTGGAGTCCTTAGCAATACTATTGTCAGTGACTTTAGTGATGTAGACGCACAGGCCTCAATCTCTCCTAGCTCTACTTCAGCTACATTTACTGTGAGTGATTTTGCTGATGTAGATGCTAGAGCTACAATTACTACAACAGGGGTAGTAGTCACTGCTTCTGCTTATACCTTACAGGACATAGACGGGCAGGCTAACAGCTTCATCACGGGCATAACCTCTTCAATTAGCAACTATGCCCTTGCTGACATAGACGCTAAAGCAAATATAAATACATTCAGCGTAACAGGTGTATTCTCTGTTTCACAGGTAGATAAGACCACTGATGACTTTCCTTATGCTGCCTTTGCAGATCAGTACAATAGGGTTAATGTGATTTATGCTCTTTCCTTAGGTGATAACAACACCGTGTACATAGGGGCACAGAACAATACAATCTACATAGACAAACAACACGGTAGTAATGTCGTGTACATAACAGCGTAAGGATGCAAAATGGCATACAAATGGCCTAACAAAGACAAGGATGAGATTGCTGACTATAGTGTAGACTGGTCACGCTTTCTTGGTACAGATACCCTAGCTGCTGCTACTTGGTTTATTGACGATGCTAACGGTCTTAAGACGCAGGTTAGTGACACCTCTATTATTAACGGTCTGCAGTTTGTAACAGGTACAATCTCAGGGCGAGTAGCAACAGCACGTTTCTCCCTTGGCACAAACAACATAAAGTACAACATCACATGTCGTATCTCCACGGGTAACGGCCTTCAGTATGAACGATCTGTAGCACTTACAGTCAAGGAGAAGTAAGATGGCCTACAATTATTTAAACCTAGTCAACGAGGTCAACCGCAGACTCAATGAGGTAGAGCTTACGGATAGTACTTTTGCTACTGCAAGAGGTTACCATGCTGGTGTAAAGGATGCAGTGAACTCTGCTGTACGTCACATCAACCAGGAAGAGTTTGAATGGCCCTGGAACCATGTAGAGGCGGAAGAGATTCTGACAGCAGGTGTTACACGCTATAGCACCCCATATGATGCAAAGACAGTCAATATGAACAGCTTCCGCATTAAGGGTGATGCCTCCCTGGGTGCAGAAACAACTAAACTTAAAGTGCTAAACTATGAAGAATACCTTGACAAGTACGTAGATTATGAGTATAACTCTAGCAACGACATTAGAAACACACCACGCTTCGTTGTAAGGTCTCCAAGTCAAGAGTTTATTCTTGTACCTACACCTGATAAAGCCTATGAGTTGGTGTATGAATACTACACAAGCTCCTACGATTTGCAGCAGCCTTCTGATGTACCAACAATCCCAGAACAGTACAGGCATGTGATATCAGACGGTGCTATGTACTATGCCTATATGTTCAGAGGTGATGCACAAGCAGCAAACATCACTCAGGGTAAGTTTATGGATGGCATCAAGTACATGCGTAGTCTGCACATTAACCGCACTGAGTATATCAGAGACACGAGAGTTAAACGCTAATGGCTACGCAATGGCAGACATTCCCTATTGAGTTTAGAGGTGGTCTTATCTCCAACCTCAGCCCTCTGCAGCAGGGTACTAATGCTGTTGGGTCTGCTACCATTCTACAGAACTTTGAGACTGCCAAGGAAGGCGGTTACAGTAAAGTTAAGGGCTTCGACAAGTACAGCGATACTGTTGTAACAGGTTCTGGCCCTATACTTGCACTAAAGATTGTATCATCAGACAAAATTGTTGTAGCTCGTAGAAACGCAACTGACGTAACAGAGTATTACTACGGCTCTGGCTCCTCATGGACTTCCTTAAGTGTCCTACCTCTACTTGGCGGTAAAGTACGTCATGTATCACACAGCATAGCAGGCACAGAGAAGACGTTATTTGTTGATGGTGTTAACTACCCTGTAGAGTTTGACGGCTCCAACAACAGCTTAACAACCCTAAATAGCAGTGTGGATATACTAGCTGTAGCACACGTTGCTGTCTTTAAAGGTACAGCTTTCTATGCCAAGGATAACGTAGTATACTTCTCTGCACCTCTATCTGTAGGTGACTTTAGTATCGCCAATGGCGCTGGGTCTATCAATGTAGGTTCAGATGTTACTGGCTTAATCGTATTCCGTGATCAACTTATTATCTTTACACAGAATAGCATTAAGCGAATCACAGGTACGACAGCGGCAGACTTTGTTGTTACACCAATCACAGATCGCATTGGCTGTATTAACGGCGACACCATCCAGGAAGTAGGTGGTGACATCATGTACCTCGCCCCTGATGGTATCAGACTCTTGAGTGCAACAGACCGTATTGGCGACTTCGGACTGGACATCGCATCAGACCCTATTGCTAAAGATGCATTTAACTTCCTAAACTCAACAACCAACTATAGTTCTGTACTCCTAAGAGAGAAGGCACAATATCGTATCTTCGCTTATGTAGAATCAGAGCAGTCCGATGTTGCTAAAGGTCTTATTGCTACAAAGTTTGTATCTCAGGGTGCTTCTGGCATCAGCTGGTCAACTACAAGTGGCATCAAATCCTTTATCACAGACAGTACATACACAGGTAACACTGAGACTATCCTATTTGCTAATGCAGATGGTTATGTCTACCAGATGGAAACAGGCTCTACTTTTGATGGGTCTCCCATTGAGGCCATCTATGAATCTCCTTACATGCCTATTAGTGACCCGCAGGTACGCAAGACGTTGTACAAGATGACGTTGTATGCAGAACCTACAGGAAGTATGGAGCTTGATGTAAACATTAAGTATGACTTTGATATCAAGACAGGTAACGGTATCCTTCAACCTCCAACAGATGTAATCGCAAGTACAGGTTCATCTATATTCCTTTACGGCAACACAACCTCTGTCTTCGGTACAGCTACATATGGTGGCCAGCTAGACAATGTATATAACCTCAATCTTGTAGGCTCTGGTAAGACAGTAGCTATCCGTATTGAGGACAACTCATCCAACCCTACGTTTACTCTGGATACTGCACTCCTAGAGTTTAGACAGAATGATAGACAGTAAGGACGTAACATGGCAGGCTATACTCGTCAGGATACACAAAACAACATCTCTAACGGTAGCGTCATTGATGCTGACGACTTTGATGCTGAGTTCAATGCCATTGAGGCAGGGTTTAACTCCTCCACAGGTCACTCACATGATGGTACTGCTGGAGCAGGCGTCCCTATCACTAAAGTAGGCCCAGCGCAGGATTTGATTGTTTCAGCAAGTGCACTAACACCCAAGACAACAAATACACTGGACTTAGGCACAAACTCTGTACAGTTCAAGAATGCATGGTTTGATGGTACTGTAGATACAGATGCTCTTACTGTTAGTGGTAATGCTATTGTTGGAGGTACGCTTGGTGTCACAGGGGTTATCACAGCAGCTGCTGGGGTTACAGGTGACCTTACTGGTAATGTGGCAGGTAATGTTACAGGTAATGTAACAGGTACAGTTTCTGATGTATCGAACCACAATACAGGTGACATTACAGAAGGCTCTAATCTCTATTTCACTACATCTCGTGCTCGCACCTCTATCTCAGCTATAGGAAGCCTTAGCTATGACTCTCTTAACGGCGTTATCAGCTTCACCCAGGGTAATACAGATACTGTAGCTGAAGGCTCTAGTAACCTGTACTACACCAACGCTCGTGCACGTGCTGCTATGTCAGTTGTTGATGCAGGTGGTGATGGCTCCCTAAGCTACAACTCAAGCACAGGTGCAATCACTTACACAGGCCCTAGTGCTACAGAGGTACGTGCACACTTTAGTGCTGGCACAGGTGTTACCTACTCCTCAGGTCAGTTCTCCATTGGACAACCTGTAGGTACAAGCTCTAACGTAACCTTCGGTAATGTCACTGTCGGTGGCAACCTTACTGTCTCAGGTACAACTACCTACATCAACACACAGACGTTGAACATTGGTGATAACATCATCACACTCAATGCTGATGAAACAGGTACACCCAGCGCTGATGCAGGTATTGAAGTAGAACGTGGTACAGCTGTCAACAAGAGCCTCTTCTGGGATGAATCAGAGGATGAGTGGACAGTAGGTGCAGAACGCTTTAAGGCAGGTACTTTTGAGGGTGTACTGGATGGCACACTCGCTACAGCACGTACTATCGCACTTAGTGGTGACGTCAGTGGCTCAGCATCCTTCAATGGCGGCTCTAACATCACGATTACTGCTACTGTAGCTGATGATAGCCACAACCACACTATCTCTAACATTGATGGCTTGCAGACAGAGATTGACACCAAGGCAGAAAAAGCTGGCTCAGCTTCACAGGCCTTCTCAGCGTCCACACTTAATGCATCCACTGTAGACCTAGGTGGTTGGACTATTAAAGAGACTGCAGGTGTCTTGTACTTTGCATTCAATGGTACAAACAAGATGAAGATTGATGGATCAGGTAATATCACGACTGTAGGTAATATCGTAGCCTTTGGCACTGTATGATAAGTAACCTTAAACAAGCCTACAGGAGAGGATAAATAGATGACTATTAAAACATCTGGCGCTCTAGGCATGGATGAGGTAGCTGCAGAGTATAGTGGCACACCGCCCCACTCCATCGACGAATATTATGGTGCTCCAGGTCTGCCGACAAGTGGGCCTATTGCATTCTCGGACTTCTACGGCAAGAGTAATGCATACACCACCACCTTCACTACAAGTAGGGCAACCACTAATGATGGTGCAGGGTCAGCATGGACTACTACCTACACCACAGTATACGTTACCTACTACACATCCCTTAACCCTAGTACCAAGAATTATGATCCAGTAAGTCGCAGTACATCAAGAAGTACATCTCGTCAGACCTATACAGGTTGGAATACGGCATGGACAACATCTTACAACACATCATATTCTACAGTCTTTTCCTATTGGGACCCTGTTTCTAAATCTAGCGTTACTACAAGTCAGATTACAAGTCGTGTTACATCTCATCTGACAGGTACGTATTCCTATACTACATCCTTCCAGACTGCCAGAACTACTTCCTGGGCAGCAGGTAACCCAACATAATGGAGCTTCAAGTGGCAGACATCCAGCTAACAACTGAAGAACTTGAGGCTATGCTTGATCGTGCAGCTAGTCGTGGTGCAAAACAAGCTCTTGCATCTATTGGGCTTTTAGATGATAATGCACATAAAGATTTGACTGAGATGCGTAACTTATTGGATGCATGGCGTGAGACACGTAAGTCTATCTGGACAACCACAATCAAAGTAATCACAGTCTCCGTACTCACCTTTATAGCTGGTGCAGTATGGATGCA